AAGAAGCTTTTTACGAAGTACTTTCCGAACAAGAACTAAAGACAGCCTCTCAAGAAATACTGGGTAAGTTTCCTACTCTCAAACGCCAACTGGTAGCTTTACTTTCAGAAGAGTTTGAAGAGTTTATAGACGAGGTAAAATGGATTGCTCCTAAACCTTCTACCTTTCAAGTAGTATTACAGAATGGTGAGAAATTTTTTCTTAAATGGAATGGTGTTGGATTCGAGGCTCAAATAGCTGGTAAACAGTACGCCCTGAATTACGTATCTGAATTCCAACAAGCATTAGACAAGCTAAACGAATTACTCAAATCAGGTCCTCTTAAGAGTCTGGCCGATATGGATGCTGAAGCTGCTGCTGAAGCCGAAGATGAATTCGGTGGCGGTGGTGATGACTTCGGCGGTGGAGGCGACTTTGAAGAACCTGCCGGAGGAGAAGACTTTGAAGCCGAAGAAGAAGGTGGAGAGGAAATAGAATTTGAAGAGCCAGGTGAAGAACCGGAGGCATAATGGACCTCTTAGATAAAGTTTTATTAGAATGGTCGGTTAGATGTGAGAAAGGCTATCCTGACTTTAACAATGAGCAGGATTTAGCTATATTTGAGTCTATGTTTGGGTATAGTTTTCTAGAAGAAGCCAAAAAAGACTTCTCTTTTCTATCTAACGAAGCTCAGCAAGTGGCACTTGGTATTGGAAAGCAGCTGGGAATATCTCAAGAAAATATAAAGGCACATAATACAACTACAATCATACTTCTAAGTGACGAAAGTCGTAGTTCCTTATTTGATCAACTTGAGGATATAGGATTTGAAAGAGATTTTAATATTTCCGGATCATCTCAAGGAGGAGTAAAAAATGAAGAAGGTATTAAGGTTATTATTAAACCTCTATCGATGCAAGGAGCTAGATCTGCCGGTAAACAAAATGAAGCTTCGTTTTTTGAATTAATTAATTCTCATATACAAGAAAACGACGGACCTATAACCGTTATACTTAAAAGCCGAAATAAGACCCTTAGGTACGAAAACGTAGATAAATGTATAGACGCTTCAGCTGTAGATGCAAGTAAATTTTTTAAAGCAGACGCTCAATTTACCAATAAAGCAGGTACGGTTTTGGCTAATATTTCTCTTAAGAAAAGAAACGCAATCAGATGGGAAAGTTCTAAAAGACGTCCTATAGCTGGAGTAGATGTGTTTAAGAAGTTTATAGAAAAAACTCTACAAGGAGAATTTGAACAAGTTTCTTTAAAAGAACTACCACAAGACGGTAAATACAAGTTATTTAACCCGATTACACAAAAAGTTCTTTCTAAAGTAGCAATAATTAACACACCAGACGAAGTTATTAACGATGTAGTATTTGGTTCTGACGACCCTAAAACAGTAGCTGTAAAAGAGACTTTTGAAGGAAATTACAAGGACTATACGTTTGCTAACGGTATTCTTACACTTAATTGTTACTTAATCTATACAGACGTCGATGATGTAGACGGAACTGATGACGAACCGGTATTTGCCTTTTCTAATCACATAGGACAGGCATATGGAATAGAATTTAGATCTTTTAGCAAAGGACTTCTGTACAAAGGGGATCAACTTAGAGGATCTGCAGTTAGTATAGATTTTAACGAGCTATTAAAATAGTATGAAGACTAAAGAGCGTTCCATATACCTTCTTATTATTATAGCCTTAGCAAGCGGGTTCTACTATCTTACCTTCTACAAGGACCTAGAGTACATCGATATTTATAGACAAGAAATAGATGCCTTAGATGCTAAGATAGATTCTTTGCATTCTGAAAACGACCATTTAACAATAACCATAGACTCTCTAAATACTGAAATCACGGCTCTAGACCAAGAAATAGATGCTCAAGATGACGAAATAGAGAAAATAAGAGAAAAAGCAGATGAAGAAATTACTGCTGTTGATACCTTTACTCCTAGCCAGCTCACCGACTTTTTCACAGACCGTTACGGATACCTCTTTAGTAGTCCTGCCGGAGCCGATAGCACGGGCAGTAATTAAAGATATCCTTTTAGGTGATGCTACTAAAAAAGAACTTGATGCTACAATCATCAAGCTTTCTCTTATAGAACAGAAGGTCTCTGTTAAAGACAGCGTTATACTTAATTTAGAGAAACAAATACAAAACTTTATCTCAGCAGATAAAGAAAGAAAAGAACAGTTAGATAAGTTTAATAAAATGACAACACAACTTGAAACTGATCTTAAAAAAGAGAAAGGGATAAAACGTTTATATCAAGCATCTTCCGGAGTTTTAATGGCCGCCGCTCTCTTATTAGGACTCTTATGATAACCGAAAATATATATGATATTCAACACGTAAGTACGTGGGATGACATAAAAAAGCTTATTAGAGATAATAAGAAACATTTAGAGTATTTAGATCAATACGAAGGTCTAGACCACTTCTTAGGTTCCGGTCAATACGGCAAAGTTTTTAAAATAAAAGGAAAAGACCTAACTATTAAAGTAACTACCGACTCAGACGAAATAATAGAGTCTAGACTTATTAAAAAAGCCGGTAGAACGAAAAGATTTATTAATATATATGAAATACAAGTTATTGGTCCTAGACTTGCAATAAAAGTTCAGGACCTACTCTACCCTCTGACTGGTAAAAATATACAGTACGCAAAAGAGATTCACGACATACAGAAAAACTTGAACGGTACTCCAAGAATAGAAGACATACCTTCTCATCTACAGAGCTTCTACAAGGACATTATAGCCGACTACGACAAGGTAGGGTTTAGGGGATTAGAGTTTAATGAATTAGATCTACACGAAGGTAATTTACTTCAAACTAAATCTGGCGAGTTAAAAATAGTAGATTTCTAAAGATTTCATATTTATATATATGAATCAACAAGATCAAATAAAAAAGGTTATAACTCAAGAATACGTAAAGTGTGCCAAAGACCCGGTCTACTTTATGAAGAAATACTGTTATATACAGCACCCAACACGTGGTCGTATTCTCTTTAACCTTTACCCTTTCCAGGAAAAAGTACTACAACTTTACAAAGATAACCAGTACGCTATAACTCTTAAGTCCCGGCAGCTGGGTATATCAACTCTGGTAGCCGGTTACTCGTTATGGTTAATGACCTTTCAAAAAGATAAGAACATACTTACTCTTGCAACAACTCAAGCTACCGCCCGTAACCTGGTAACTAAGGTACAGTTTATGTACGACCAGCTGCCTAAATGGCTAAAGATGAAAGCAGTAGAAAAAAATAAATTAAGTTTGAGGTTGAAAAATGGATCTAGAATTAAAGCTGCTTCTTCTAACTCTGATGCTGCAAGATCTGAAGCAGTATCACTACTTGTATTGGATGAAGCTGCATTCATCGATAATATTGAGGAGACATTTACTTCTGCCCAACAAACGTTAGCAACTGGTGGACAGTGTATATCTTTGTCTACTCCTAACGGTGTTGGTAACTGGTTTCATAAAACATGGGCTAGAGCTCAAACTAAAGAAAACAGCTTTCTTCCTATAAAACTTCCCTGGACTGTTCACCCGGAAAGAAACGAAGCCTGGCGTGAACAACAGGATGCAGATTTAGGACCAAGGATGGCGGCACAGGAATGTGACTGTGACTTCCTATCTTCCGGGGATACTGTATTTGAACCTGAAGACATGACTTACTACGAAGAAACTCAAATGCAAGAACCTGTGGAACGTAGAGGTGTTGACGGAAATATGTGGATATGGGAATCACCTGACTACTCAAAAGACTATATGGTAGTTGCTGATGTCGCCAGAGGAGATAGTCAAGACTACTCAGCATTTCACATATTTGATATAGAAAGTGCCTGTCAGGTAGCAGAATATAAAGGTAAATTATCTCCTAAAGATTTCGGTAATGTAGTTGTAGGAGCCGCATCTGAGTACAATGACGCCTTACTTGTAGTCGAAAATGCTAATATAGGATGGGCTACTATAGAACAAATTTTAGAAAGAGAATACCGTAATCTTTACTACTCTACCAGGAGTCAAAATGAAACTGTAGAGTCTTATATGAATAAATGGGATACAGATAAACTAGTCCCAGGCTTTACGACTTCCAATAAAACTCGTCCTCTTATTATAGCTAAGATGATGGAGTATGTAAGAGAAAGATCCGTTACTATTCGTTCAAAAAGACTTATAAATGAAATGAGAGTCTTTATATGGAAGAACGGTAAAGCACAAGCTCAAAACGGTTACAACGATGACGTAGTAATGGCCTTCGCCATTGGACTGTATATTCGAGATACTGCATTAAGATTGAGACAACAGGGTATAGACCTGGCAAGAGCTCAATTATCTTCATTTACCAACCTCAATCAACGTACCCCATCGGTAATTACCTCAGTTGATA